ACAGTCTTGACGATCACATTGCAGAATCTTTATCGTCGTTGTCGTATGGTTTTGCGTGGTTTGAAGTTGTTTATAAGCGGAGAGTTGGCCCTACTCAGAGATCGCCTAAGAAAAACAGTAAGTACACTGATGGACGCTTGGGTGTACGTAAGATTGCTTGTCGTGCGCCTTGGACAGTCTCTAGGTTTGATGTAGAAGATAAAAGCGGTGATGTCTTAGGCATCTATCAGGACGTAGGTTATGGATCAGGAAAGCATTATATTCCCACTACTAAGAGCCTTTACTATCGTACTACTGTTCTTAATGGTGATCCTAGTGGCCGCTCTATCCTCCGCAATGCTTATTCCTCGTATGTCTATCTAAATAACTTACAGAGCATAGAGGCTATAGCTGTTGAGCGTGAACTAGCTGGTATCCCTGTTGCTCGTATTCCTTCTGAGTATTTGTCGTCTGAAGCAAGTGCGGCTCAGAGTGGCTTCGTAGGCAACCTACAACAAATCCTTCGTGACGTTAAGTTTAATGAACAAGGTTATATTATAACACCTAGTGATACTTACCCTGATAAGGATGGTTCACCTACAAACATTAGACTTGTAGACATTGAACTAATGAGTAGCAATGGCAATCGTAATGTAGATATTGACCCCATTGTTAGGCGTTACCAACATGACATTGCCCGTTCTGTACTTTCTGAGTTTCTTATGCTCGGTGGGGGTAACAACGGATCATATGCACTCTCCAAGTCTAAGACTGATTTGTTTCTACGTGCATTAGAAAGCTACATCCAAGCTATTGTTGATGTGTTGAACAAGCAACTGGTAGAACGCCTATGGCAGCTTAACGGACTTAACTACGACCTCATGCCCTGTATCAAGGCTGGTGATGTTGCCCCACACGACCTACGTGAGATTGCAGCATTCCTTCGTAACCTTAACGGTGCAGACATTAACGTCAGTGATCATCCAGAGGTTATACAAGACCTTATGGATATAGCTGAACTGAACTATGACCCTATTACAGAGGTCGCAACTGAAACTGACCTGTCCTATGAGGCAGAAGAAGACAACAAGGAAAATACATAATGGCTATTACAACAGCATTAAGCAAATACTTCAAGCAGGAACTCCTTAAGGGTACCCATGACTTTGATAATGACACTTTTAGAGTGAAGCTGATTAAAGTTGGCGCAACTCGTGATTATGACTCCGATGTAGGTATGGTGTCCTACCTCACAGGCGGAACTCAGTATGCAGGTCAGGCTGCTGGTGCAGTCTCTGGGAACGCAGATGAAGAAGTTACGGGTACAGGTTATGATGGCATATACAACTCATTCTCAGGCGCACCAGAGGCTGTCTTAGCTACTACAGACTCTGGTGGCAGCTCTGTAGTCTACCCACTAATTTCGGGTACTAAGGCTATTGTAGACTTTGATGACGTTGTGTTTCAGAGTGTCACTGTCGCTGCTATTGGTTGTATTCTGTACAACGATACTATGGGTGGTTCAGCAGGTAACGGCGGGTCCCTAAACAACGTAATTGCTACCTTCGACTTTGGTGGTACTGTTAGTGCTACTGCTGGTGACTTTACAGTTCAATTCCCCACACCAGACGCAACCAACGCTATCCTTCGTATCGCTTAAACTCTTAGGAACTAACGTATTATGGTAAAGCTAGTCAACAGAGCCAAAATGACAGTAGCCAGTGGTGGTGCGGGGGATATAACCCTTGGCACTGCCGTTGACGGGTATCAAACCTTTGCAGATGCAGGGGTGTTAGACACAAATGTTGTACGCTATACCATAGAAGATGGGGATGATTGGGAGATTGGTACAGGGGTTTACACTGCCTCTGGCACCACTCTTGTTCGTACAGTTACAGAAAGTAGTAATAGTGATGCAGCATTAACCTGTAGTGCAGACGCTGTAATATTTGTGACTCTTACCGCTGAAGATTTTAGCGGAAACGCAGCGCCAATATGGACAACAAAACCGCCAAACGCTCTTAACCTTGCAAACGATGGCTCAACTGCCGTCACGCTTGCGGGTGTGGCATACGACGAATTTCCGGTTCGATATAGCTGGGATGGCTATTTTGGCACTTCCGTATACGATGCTGACTCGTTGCCACCCCAACTTGTATCCGCACCAACCTTTAACGGTGGTACGGCGAGCCTAGTCGGGTCCAGCACACAGAGTAATACAGGCACGTTTTACTTTAGAATGAAAGCCTCTGACGGCGTAAAAACTGCGACAGCAATCACGAATGTAATTTTAAATTTTGGCCCATTTATGAACAATGCGGCATACGATAATCTTAGCTTTAGTGTCGCATCACAGGAGACCAACGCAACAAGTATAGCGTTCAACTCTGACGGTACTAAAATGTTCATTGTTGGGACGAATGCCGATACCGTCTTTGAGTTCGATTTGACAAATGGCTTTAGTTTAGCATCTGGTAACGTGTCCTACAGCAATAATAGCTTTAGTGTTACATCACAAGAGGATGGTCCCACAAGTATAGCGTTCAACTCTGACGGTACTAAAATGTTCATTGTTGGGACGAGTGCCGATACCGTGTTTGAGTACGATCTGACAAATGGCTTTAGTTTAGCATTTGGCAACGTGTCCTACAGCAATAATAGCTTTAGTGTTGCATCGCAGGAAACTGACACCAGAAGTATGGCCTTCAACTCTGACGGTACTAAAATGTTTATTGTTGGATTGAATACCGATACCGTCTTTGAGTACGATCTGACAAATGGCTTTAGTTTAGCATTTGGTAACGTGTCCTACAGTAATAATAGTTTTAGTGTTGCATCGCAGGAAACTGTTCCAACAGACATATCGTTTAATTTTGACGGTACTAAAATGTTTATTGTTGGCACCGGTTCGACAGTCTATCAGTACAGTTTGACGAGCGGCTTTAGTATGGCGGCAGGTAACGTGTCCTACGACAATGTCAGTTTTAGTGTCGCATCACAGGAATCATCCCCGTCAGGCCTAGCATTTGGCGATAACGGTCGTAAAATGTTTCTGATCGGGTTCGGTAATGATACGGTTTTCCAGTACAGTGTTAGTAATTAATTTATGCTAGGCTTTTCCCCCCTTAGTTCATCCCCACTAGGTAGTGCAGGAGGTGCCCCTACACCTGTTATTCTTGCACCCATTTCTGGTGTACAAGGTAATAGTCAGGCGGGTGTTCTAGGCTTTACAGCTGTACAACAACCTGTCCAAGAGATTACTGGTGTAGAGGCTACAGGTGAAGTCACTGACCAACCTATAGCACGTCAACCAGCTTCTGTGTCTCTAACAGGTTTCGACCTTACAGCAGAAGACGATATTAAGCCTGTAACCTTTATTATCGGGTCTTACTTTAGTCTTTACGTCCTACCAGAACACACAGCAGAGTTAGGTACGCTGCCCCTTACAGGCTTTAACTATGTAGCCTCTGTGACCTCTGCTGGGGAACTAACCACAGAAGTTAGTGCTGTAGGTGTAGCTAAAGTAGCCTCTGTAGGTGGCGTAGAAACTACAAGTGAAATAGGGTCTGTTGTAGCCTCTGTTGACATGAACCAAGGCATAACAGGCTTTGACGTAAGTGCAGAAAACGGAACCTTATCTGTCGTTGTACATGCCTTTGTTGACGTAAGTGGTGTAGATGCTACCCTAGAAATTACTCGGATGCCGCATGTCCCTGTAATTACTGAGATTACAGACAGTTTTGAGAGAACACTAGAACTTGAAGGATTAGATAACGACCCTGTTATTACAACTATCTCTACAGGTTTTGAAAATACAGTCGAGACTGATGACCTAGGTAACACCCCTGTAGTACAAGGCATATCTGGTTTTGGTCCGTCTACTTTTGTTGGTAACTTAGGTAACACCTCTGTTTCTAGGACCATAGTTGGTGTTGAAGTTACTGGCGAGACTAAGGCTCCCATTAATGACCCTGCCGTTGCAACAACTACTGGTGCAGAAGGTATATTAGAGTCAGAGGGTTTAGCTAACAGGTCTCCTTTACAAGTCGTAGCTGGCTATGAACACACCCTAGAACTTGAAGAGTTAGACAATGAATCTGTTATACAGGTTATATCAGGCTCAGAAGCCACACAAGAGTTAACTAACTTCCAAGGTATGCCTATCGCAACTGATAGTGTAAACCACCTAGTACAAGTGTCAGGTGTAGAAGCTACAGGAGAACTTGCCCCTGTACAGACTTCAAGAAACCCAAGTGCTTTGTTGTATCCTTGGGAAATGGAAGCACAGCTAGGAAACGTAGTAGCTTTAAGTGTAGCTGACGTAGAAATTAGTGGACAAGAGTTAACAACAGAGGTTGGCGCTGCCCCTACTGTAAGTCTGATTACCACTAGGGTAGTACCACTTACAGGGTTTGACTTAACTAACTCACTCGGTAACGTCTCTGTAGATGGTATAGTTGTAGACTTTGAAACATTAGCGCAGAACTTTGAAATAGCTAGGAACGTAATACCAGAGGCTCTTGCGAGTAGGGAAGTGTTCCCAATAGCAGGTGCTAGAAGACTTGCTGCATAGACATTAGGAAATAAAGATGAGTTTAGTTTGGCCCAATAAAGACCCTGATGAACTGTTGGACTACAGTGTTGATTGGACTGCTGCACTTGGCACCCTTACCATCACTAATGTGGCTTGGTCTGTACGGTCAACTAGGTATGCTACAGAAGTTCCTCTAGCCGCTGGTAACACTATGACTTTTGGTTCTGGTGGTGTTCACATAGATGGCATACAGAATATATCCCAGTCTACTGTTGGTAAGGTAGCAGTTATCTTCATTGCTGGTGGTACAGATAGAGTAGACTACACATTTGTCTGCACTGTTACCACAAGCCAAGGCACAATACTTCAACGCAGTGTCATACTCCGCTGTAGGTCTGTATAATGCCAACTTGGACTAGGCACCTTTATGAGCATAACGAACTTGCTATAGCTAAGGGTGAGTCTACTGGATACAAGACCTTGTTCAAGTTCGGGTTTAATCCTGACATAAATGGGACAGAAGAGACTATATGGGCGCAAGGTGGTAACTACCCTTGGCCTGATGCTTCCTTTACAGCTTATGTAGTTAGTGATGCTGCTGCTGATGCTAATGGAAACACAGGTTCTAATAAGGTAAGGGTTGAGGGCTTAGACGCTAACTACAATGAACAGTCTGTAGAGGTAGAACTAAATGGCACTAGCCCTGTTGCTGTAGCTGGCACTTGGATTAGAGTAAACAGAGCCTTTGTTACCTTAGCTGGATCAGGTGGTACTTCTGCTGGAACAATACACGTACAGAATGTAGATGGCTCTGTAGTTTACGCTAACTTAGGTCTAGGCAATCAAACACACATAGCAGCCTACACTGTACCTGCTGGTTACACCCTGTATCTTGATGACATTAACTTTACCGCTGCTTTGTCTCAGGCAAACAAGTTTGTAACTGTTAACTTTGTATCAAGAGACTTTGGCAGCAATGTGTTTCGTAGTCGCTTTATTAACGTCCTACAGAGTTCACAACTCATAGCAAAGTTTGAGTACCCACAGAGGTTTGAAGAGAAGACTGATATGGAGTGTAGGGCCGTATCTAACACAAGTAACAATGCTGTAGGTGCTTCCTTTCAAGGTGTACTTATCAAGAATGACCCAACAGGGAATGTATAATGAACATTAACAAAGGCCAGTTAGCTAACGATGTATTTTCCACTGAGGCTGAAGCCAGAGTAAGAAGTATGGACTTAGGCATGAACGGTAGCACACATGCTCACCCTGATGCACAAGGACAGGCCCATTATATGCCCGGTGAGAGCCATGAGGCTTATATGGCATACTACGACAAGGAAACTGAAGAGGCACCCTCACAGGACCGCTTAGAGGCTCTCAGAGTAGTTATACAAGAGATTATGAAGGAAGACTTCGCTAAGGCTGAGTATCAAGGCGAGAAAGTCACCTTAAACAAACCTCGTCGTATTAAAGGCGGCAATAAGAAGTTTGAAGTGTTCGTACAAAGCGGAGGAAAGATCAAGCGTGTGGCTTTCGGAGACCCCAACATGGAGATACGGAGGGATGACCCGAAAGCTAGGGCCAACTTCCGTTCAAGACATTCGTGCGACACAAAGAAGGACAAAACAACGGCAGGATACTGGTCCTGTAGAATGTGGGAGGGAGGAACCTCGGTGTCAGAACTTACAAAAACAAACATTGAAGGACAGATACTCAAAGCCGACGAAGAACAGCGTCTCGTTTATGGTTGGGCATCAGTCGTTACCGAAAAAGGCGAACCTGTTATTGATCGCCAAGGAGATATTATTGAACCAGACACACTTGTTAAAGCCGTGAACAACTTCATGGAACATGTACGTGTCGGCAAAGAAATGCACAAAGGGGATCAGATTGGGGCGGTTATCCATTCCATGCCTATCACTAAAGAGATTGGTGAATCCCTTGGCATCCAGAGTGACCGAGAAGGTTGGGTTGTAGCGTTTAAAGTCTACAATGATGACGTTTGGGATAAGGTCAAATCTGGTGAACTTGCGGCCTTCTCAATAGGTGGTCGTGCAACCAAGGAATCTTATGATGCCTAATTTACTTAAACAACTTGAGTTAGATGAACTGTCCTTGGTTGATCGTCCAGCTAACAAACAAGCAATGGTCTCTCTGTATAAGCGGGACAACTCCGAGGGAGAAACTATGGAGAATGAAGTAGAAAAAATGTCTGATGACATGAAAGCTAAGCTGAAGCCTTATATGGACAAAGGTATGTCCGAGGACGAAGCTATGAAAGCCTACGACATGGATATGAAGAAAGACTTCCAAGGTCCATTGGATGAGGTAGATACCATTAAAGCTGAACTAGACCTAGTTAAAGCAGAGGCTGACCGCCTTAGCAAAGCCCTAGAAGAAGCTGGTTACATCGTTAAAGCAGATGCCATTGAGAAAATGGTTGAGCCTGAGTATGTGACTTACGGTGACGAACAAATCAACAAAGCTGATATTCCTGCGCCTATCCTTAAGGCTCTGGAAGAAGCAGAAGTTGCTAAAGCAGACGCTATCTTGGTTAAGAAAGCAGAAGCAGAACTTCCACACTTCGACCTTGAAGTAGCCAAATCATTGGTTAGCAAGTTTGAAGCTGAAGAAACAGTAATGCAAGCCCTCAAAGCTGCCGATAAGGTGTTTGAAGAAAGCATGACTGAACTGGGTAAATCTGATGCTGACGGTGAGTTTTCTACTGCCGCTGACAAACTTGACGCACTCGTAAAGTCCTACATGGACACCAACAAAATGAAAAAGAGCGAACATGCTTTGGCTTATGCTGCTGTAGCTAAGACCGATGAAGGCAAGGCTCTAATCACTAAATCCTATAAAGGGGAATAAACATGGCTGTTATGCAATCACGGGATACCCGTACTGTAATCGCAGGGGCAGACCTTTCTGCTGCTCAATTTAAATTCGTTAAACTAGACTCTGCTGCTGAAGCTGTTCTGGCTGGTAATGGTGAAAGTGCTTTTGGTGTATGCCTCGTAGGTGCCGCTGAAGATAATGCCGCTACTGTAGTTGTCCAAGGTAAGACAATGGTAAAATGTGGTGGTACTGTTACCGCTGGTGGTGCTGTTGGTATTGATGCCGCTGGTCTAGCTGTAGACGCTGCTTCTACTGACATCATCATGGGTTATGCAACTGAAGCTGGTGTTACTAGCCAGATCATTGCTATCGAACTCATCCAAGGCGGCAACGCTGCTGCTTAAGTTAGCATAGAATAAGGAAGAACTATTATGCCACTATTAACTCCATCACAGGTGCATATCGACACCCCTCTGTCTAACTTGACACTGGCGTATGCACAATCACAAACTAACTTTGTCGCTGACAAGGTATTTCCAACCGTAGGTGTTGCTCGTCAGTCTGACAAGTACTACATCTATGACCGTGCCAATATGAACCGCACTGGTGACGTAAAGAAACTTGCGCCACGTACTGAGGTTAACCGCATTGGCATGACCATTTCCAACAGCAGCTACTTCGCTGATGTATACGGACTTGGAATGGACTTCGATGAGCAAACTATCGCTAACGAAGACGAAGTACTGAACATTCGTTCTGCTGGTGCTGAAACTCTGGCAATGCGCCTGATGATCCACCGTGAAGAAAACTTTGCTACAACATTCTTCTCTACAGGAGTTTGGGGTACTGAGGTCGCTGGTGCAGCTAATGGTGCAGGTACTCCTGTATACTGGAACGACTACACCAACTCAACACCTATCACTAACGTAACTGATGCTCGTCGTGCGATGCAACTGAAGTCGGGCGGCTACAAGCCAAACACTATGGTTGTTGGTAAGGTAACACGGGACGAACTCATCAATCACCCAGATATTCTGGCACGTTTGAATGGTGGTTCTACTGTATCTAACCCAGCGTTGATTACAGACGCTAAGTTGGCTGAAATCTTTGAGGTAGAAAACTTCTTCGTCATGGAAGCTGTCAATAACACTGCTGTCGAGGGTGCTGCTGAAAACAATGCCTTTATCGGTGGTAAACATGCTCTGTTGTGTCACACACCTTCTAGTGCTGGTCTGATGACCCCTGCTGCTGGTATGACATTCGCTTGGAATAATATTCCTGGTGCAAACAACTTGGGTATCACTGTTGAATCCTTCTCGGATGATGCACTGAAGCGTCAGCAAATCGCTGAACATATCCAAGTGAAAATGTCTTACGACATGAAAGTTGTTGGCGCAGACTTGGGCT